TAGATAAAATGTCAGCAAGTTCACTGAACCGTAAAGTCGCGGAAATAGAAAAAGCCAAGAAAGTGGAGCGTAGAAATGCCCTTATTCAAAGGTACAAGTCAGAAAACGATATCATCAAACATATCGAAGTTGAGGAGCGAGGGGTACCCGCAGAGACAAGCGGTAGCGATAGCCCTGAACCAATCAAAGCCGAAGTCCCAGAAGCAAAGCCAAAGAAGCCAGCAACCAAAAAAGCCAGTCGCTCTAAGAACGGGTGGAGTGGTAAAAGGCTTCTCTCCGATAGCTAGGCCTCAGAGATTTCAAGGTGTGTTCTAATGACCTATGCTATGGAGAGGATTCTGGCGTGGAAGATTTTACCCCGCGTAATGATGGGCGTGATGACCTGGATGTATATCGAAGTGTTGTACTGGTTTATGGCACTCAGTCCAGAAGCAATGACCTCTCAAGCGACAGCGCTAACTGCAACCGTGACAGGCGCCATGACGGGCGCTTTCGCCGTTTGGTTAGGGCATGAAAAGTAATGCCTATAGAGCTCCAGTATTGGTTGGTGTTCATGGTCACGCTGAACACATTTATAAATGTGATTGTGTTCTTTAGGCACAGGTTCAAAGGAAATGCCAAGAGTTAGCGAAAATACTGAAGTAGCCCTGCCGCTGCGGAATATCATCAGCATGATTGCTGGTGCGTCCGTAGCCACATGGGCGTATTTTGGTATTATTGAGCGGCTCAACCAGATTGAGACTAACATCACTATGATGCAATCTGATGTCACCCAGAACACAGATTTTCGCATCAAGTGGCCTCGCGGTGAAATGGGCGTACTGCCAGCCGATTCCGAACAATTTATGCTGATAGAGCATATCGCTGGAGAGCTAGAAAAGCTTACTACAGAAATAGAGGAAGGCCGCGCTCCCTACGACCAGCAGCAAAAGCTTACCCTGAATTTTTACGAAAAGCGTATAGAAAACCTAGAGCAGCAGATAGAAAAGCTCAAAGACACGCAAATGGAAATGACGCATGGTAAGTTAAGCAATGGTGGTTGAGTTAACATTCGTATTATTGCTAATGGTTTCTGGCGAGAGGTTGGAATTTACACCTTATGAAAACCTTTCTGAATGTCTTTCCACCAAAAGAAAAATTGAGCGTAATGTTGGTCGCTATCAAAAGGACTTCAACAAGCGGTGGACTTGTAAGGAAATGAAAGTTAAAATAGAGGACGGGGCTATCTTAGAAATCGTTGAATAGCCGGAGGGTTTGTTTGGAGTAATAAATGGACCCCGCGTCAGCAATTGCAATAGCAACCGCAAGCTTTTCTGTCATTAAGAAAGGCTTTTCTTTATCTAAAGACGCCTACTCTATGGCCTCTGATATTGGCAAATTTATGGACGCCATAGATTCTGTCAAAAATGTTCACAAAGAAGAAAAAAAGAAATACGGCAGCGTAGGTGAGGAAGCGCTGTCTAGCTTTATGGCGCATAAAAAAGCTCAAGAAATGGAAAATGAGCTTAGAAACTTCTTGATTGCTAATTACGGCTTTAACGCTTGGCAAGACATATTGAGGATACAGGCCAAGATAAGAAAAGAAAGAATTGCAGAAAAGAAAAGAAAATTAGCGCAAATGAAACTAATTGTTGAAATATCTTTCGCTTCTCTCGCGGTTTTGTTAGGCTTGCTTGGGGTTTATTTGTTTGCTATGTATTTAAAAGCATAGGAGGTTCACATGCTACAAGCTTTGATAGGCCCAGCCACTGAGATAATTGGTAAGTTCATTGAGGACAAAGACCAAAAAAATAAATTGGCGCATGAAATCGCCACTATGGCGGAAAAACATGCCTTGGAAATGGCAAAAGGCCAAATGGCTATTAATGCTGAAGAGGCGAAGCACAGAAACATCTTTGTAGCTGGTTGGCGTCCCTTTATTGGCTGGACATGCGGTGTTGCGTTATTCGCGCACTTTATTTTATTTCCGTCAGCCGATGTAATCACCGCATATCTTGGATATGACGCGGTTTCATACCCTTCTTTTGATATGGATAGCCTAATGACTATTCTGCTTGGCATGTTGGGCTTGGGCGGCATGCGTAGCTTCGAGAAGTACAAAAAGCTTACAAAATAAGCGGCGCCTGGAGGGGTTATGGACGCAATAGCATTAACCGAACATTTATTAAAGAACATCCGGCAGCAGAAGGATGACTATGCAACTATGCTGTCGAATGGTGCGGTAGAGAATATGGAAAACTACCGCTTCATAGTGGGTCAAATACGCGGACTGACCTATTGTGAAGATGAAATCAGAGCCGCGATGAGAGGGGTCATTGAAAATGGCTAAAAAACTATTCGTGCCCGATAGGGTTGCGGCAAACATGAAGTCTGATGCGCCACAGACTGAAATACCAAAGGCGGTGCAAAAAGCTCTTCCTCAAGAAGAGGAGAACAAGAACACAGAAAACCCATCAGAGATGGATTCATCCGCGCTAGAGCGGTTGCCTGACCCTGTAGGCTATCGCCTTCTTGTTATTCCTTATTACCCACCAGCGAAAACAAAAGGCGGTATTTATATTCCAGATGCTACTCGTGATAGAGAAGCTTTTGCGACTGTTGCTGCCTACGTTGTTAAGGTCGGTCCAGACGCCTATAAAGACCAAGATAAGTTTCCATCAGGCGCGTGGGCTTCTGAGAAATCATGGGTACTTATGGGCAGATATGCTGGGAATAGGTTCAAAGTGGACGGTCTTGAGGTAAGACTGATAAATGACGATAACATTATCGCCACTATACTTGACCCATCAGATATCTCGTATGTATAAAAATACTGGAGGCATATTATGAGTATTGAAGAAATGCAAGAAGCTGAAGATAATTTCAAATTTGATGTTGAGGATTCTGATGATTCCTATACTGAAGATTCTGAAAAAAAACCCGAACAATTGTTCAAATCTTCAGATGATTCATCCGATGACGGGGCGTCTGAAGATGATTTAGAGAATTATAGCGGTAATGTTCAAAAGCGCATTAACCAGCTAACCGCCAAGCGCAAGCAGGCAATGGAAGAGGCAGAGGCTGCGTATCAGTACGCACAGCAAATGGCTCAAGAAAACCAGCAGATTAAGGCTCGCTTAAATCAGCTAGACCAAGGCTACACCAATGAATACGGTGCCCGCGTTGAGTCTCAGATGGAGCAAGCAAAGAAGCTGCTTAGAGAAGCCCGCGACATTGGCGACATTGATAAAGAGACAGAGGCTGTTTCTTTGCTGCAACGTCTTGCAATTGAACAGGAAAGAGTTCGCGTTCAAAAGCAGAGAGCGGAACAGCAAGTCAATGTTGAACAGCAGCAGCCGCAAATGCCACAAAGACAAGCGGTAAAGCGCGAAGAAGAGCTAGACCCAAAGCTTCGTTCTTGGATGTCTAAGAATGATAGCTGGTTCAACAAAGATATGGTTATGACAGGCGGTGTTAAAGCCATACATGAAAATCTTGTAGGTGTTGAAGGGTATGACCCTACAAGTGACGAATATTATGCGGAAATTGATAAGCGTATGCGTAAAGAGTTCCCGCACAAGTTTCAGTCGCAACGGCAGAACGCCCAAACTGTTGCGCCTGCGTCCTCTGGACGGTCTGTGAAATCAGGGCGGAAAAAAACGGTGGAATTAACACCAGGTCAAGTGGCTTTCGCCAAGAAGATGAATATTCCTCTTGAGCGGTACGCAAAAGAAGTCGCAAAACTAGACACAAGGAGTGCATAATGGTTGACCGCGCGAGCCGGGATTCGCAAACCCGTGAAAAAACAGCGAGAGTAGACGCGTGGAGACCACCATCAACCCTTGAAGCTCCCGAAGCACCTGTCGGCTTTAAACACCGCTGGATTCGTGAGTCAGTCATGGAATACGATGACCGCAACAACGTCCATAAGCGCCGCCGTGAAGGTTGGGAGCTTGTACGGGCGGAAGATTACCCTGATTTCGATGCACCTGTCATTGACGAAGGTAAAAACGCTGGCGTAATCGGCGTAGGTGGACTGGTTCTTGCCAGAATACCTGAAGAGATTGTGGAACAGCGTGACGCACATTACCGTAGTGTCACAGAAAATCAGATGGAGGCTGTAGATAGAGATTGGATGCGTGAGTCCAACGCGGCTATGCCCAAACTAAATCCGCAGCGTTCAAGTTCAGTAACTTTTGGCTCAAGAGGCCAAAAATAAACTCGTAAGGAGAGTTCAAGATGGCAAACAAAGATGCTGCCTTTGGTCTGCGCCCAGCGCGGATGATGAACGGCTCTGCCTTTATGAACCAACAGAATCGCTACCGTATCGCTTCCGGCGCTACAACTGCAATTTTCCAAGGCGACCTAGTGGAAACACTGACTGCCGGGACTATTGGGGTTAAAGCTGCTGGCGAAACTGACGCGGCTCTGGGTGTGTTCAACGGCTGCCGTTACACTGACCCTGTTTCTGGTAAGGAAACATTCTCAAACTACTACCCTGGCTCAATTGCCGCTTCTGACATTGAAGCTTTCGTAATTGACGCGCCAGACGTAGTTTACGAAATCCAGGCAGATGCTGCATTCCCAGTAGCTGACCTGTTCGGTAACTTTGACATTGTTGTTGGTACTGGCGACACAAACTCAGGTATTTCTCGTACCGAGATTGGTGTTTCAACTGGTGCGACCACTGCAACACTGCCACTGAAGGCGATTGATATTTCTCAAGACCCTGAAAACAGTGATGTTGGTTCAGCTAACACAAACGTCATGGTTGTTATCAATAATCACTTGCTGTCTGCTGGCACAGTAGGCTTGGCATAAGGAGACTAGATAATGGCTATTTCAAGAGCACAGCTAGTTAAAGAACTAGAGCCAGGCCTGAACGCCCTGTTCGGCATGGAATATGACCGCTATGACGCGGAACACGCAGAAATTTACGACACCGAATCTTCAGACCGTGCGTTTGAAGAAGAAGTAATGCTCGTAGGTTTTGGTAACGCGCAGACCAAGCAAGAAGGTGCTGGCGTATCTTTCGACAACGCTTCAGAAGCTTACACAGCTCGCTATACCCATGAGACTATTTCATTGGCATTCGCGCTGACTGAAGAAGCAATGGAAGATAACCTGTACGACCGTCTTGGCGCTCGTTACACCCGCGCATTGGCACGTTCAATGGCACACACAAAGCAAGTTAAGGCTGCTGCAACTCTGAACAATGCGTTCGACAGCAACTACTCTGGCGGTGACGGTAAGGAGCTTTGCGCTACTGACCACCCACTTGCTGGTGGCGGTTCATTCCGCAACGAGCCTTCAACTGCTGCTGACCTCAACGAAACTTCACTTGAGAATGCTCTGATTGACATCTCAACTTTCGTTGACGAGCGTAACTTGATTATCGCCCTGCGCGGTACCAAGCTTATCGTTCCACCACAGCTTCAGTTTGTTGCTGACCGTCTGCTGGAATCTACCCTGCGCGTAGGTACAGCCGACAACGATGTGAACGCCATTCGCAACATGGGTATGCTGCCAGAGGGTTACACTGTTAACCACTTCCTGACAGACCCAGATGCGTTCTTCATCAAGACAGATGCGCCAAACGGCTTCAAGCACTTTGAGCGTACTCCAATGTCTACTGGCATGGAAGCTGACTTCGACTCAGGCAACATGCGCTTTAAAGCTCGTGAGCGTTATAGCTTCGGCTATTCCGACCCACGCGCTGTGTTCGGTTCGCCCGGCGCATAAAGCGAACAATTATTCGGAAAGGGGCGGGTTTTCACCCGCCCTTTTTTGTTGTATGTTTTTATTGGAGGGCAACATGACCGATATAAAACTTTTTTCTACGCCAATATTTGTAGGTAAGTCTTTTTACGCAGATATAGACAATATACTTTCAGAGTCAGACTTTATGTCTTTTCTTGAAAAGAATAGGGTTTGGAATTGTGATGTTGAAACATCTTTTTTTAATAATGATAGGGTGCTTTCAGAATCTTCAGAAAAATTAAAAATAGCAATATCTGAAACGCTTTTTCCGTTTGTCGCAAATTACATAAGTCCTCTTTTTGTCGGCGGTAATTCTTTTGGGATTGAGTTAAAAGACTTCTGGGTAAATAAATACGTTGAAAAAG